GCAATCTATTTCGTCGGCGAGTTACCTTGTCAACGACTTTAGAGATCTTTTGTTGCTTAGAAGCAGTTTCGCGAATCAACTCAATGTTGGTTGTCTGTAGAATCAGTTCGCGAGGTTTTGGGACGATTGTTGGATCTTTTACGATCCACAGTTCCGTTTTATGTTGAAAGAGGTAAAACCTCATTTACAATGCCTTTATCAATCAACGTCAAATCATGTTCCCGATCAATGTATTTAAACTCTACATGGTCTGGATCAAATTCCTGTAGCGCCTCGAAGACATCCTTCGTATTTAGCGCCGAGCACGTATACACATCCAGTTGCATGAGAGCAGGAGAAACCTCATCCCAAACATGCATAGCAATATGCGATGTTTCGATAATAGTAACTGCAGTCAAACCACGATTGCCTTCCATGTCACTGTAAACAGCATATGGACCCATTAGTATCTTCATACCAATTTTATCAACCAGAGTCTTCATCCAGTCCTGGATTGCCTCTGCGCATTGTGGTGGATTCTTCAATTCAGCTCTGATAATCAGATGTTTATGCTCAAGAATTTGCCCCATCGATGTTCCTTCTTCGTAGGTGCTGGAAAGATCTTATTTATAAGACCGACAAAGACTTTTTTGCTCGAGACTGCTTCTTAACCTCTGGTTTCTTCCATCCAGGAAGGAATGATTCTAGCACATCTGCTAATGTAGGATACTTATCGAGGAGTTTCTGGTCCTTGACAAGATCGAGCAGTTCTACCTCAGTAGCTACTACGCCCTGACAGATCTGCATCCAGAGTTCTTCCCTACGCCACTGACCGAGATTCTTTGCGCTTCCATCTGGTAGCAGAGTTAGAAGACGACGAAACTCCTGTGTGATGGTGGTGTCGCCCATATTTTCGGGGAGACCTTCATCCTTAAAGGGAGTCTTACCTTCTGGTAGATTCCATGGACCTTGTTCGTAACCCACACCCCATGCAATAAATCGCATAAGAATAGAGTTGCCGACTGAGATTGCACCAACACGTGCGGAAAGTTCTTCTGTTGTTTTTGCTTCAACTGCCCAGTCAAGAGCCTCGTTGATTTGCCTAAATTTCTTGGGTACTATTGCCATTTAAAATTCATCCACTAGTTCAATCAATTGTGTCATACGATTAGCGATAAAGTAGTTCAATAGACCAGAACGGTCGCCACCCTTCTGCATCTCGTAACTATCTATAATACTTTCCTTAATATCTTCAGGAATTCTTGATAGATCAACCAGTTCGCGGTTGCGCTGGTAGTTGCGCCACATTTCATCACTGTTGATAAACTCTTCTGGTTTCTGAGTTTTCCATTCAGCGAGTTTATCTTTACGAATAGGACGCTGACGGTCACCATTGATGAAAGTGTCATCACAGGAAAGGATATTCGGAACACCGTCACCCTTATCGCCCATGATAATATGTTCCATGAGCACTGCTTCAGGTGATTCCTTCAACTTACAGAACTTCTTTTGAACAGGAGCATACTGTTTAACATTGTTCCACTTCTGCAGTTGCTGGAAGTCATGGTCACCAGAAAGAATAAGGAAAGGTTCAGCACTAGGCATGAGACCATCAGTGTTCATAGTCTGACTATACTCGGCGAGCACTGCGATAACATCATCTGCCTCAGCACCATCAACGTCGATTACAGGATAAGGGAAATGCTCTGTGAGTTCGGAGCGAACAAGGTGTAGCGCCTCGAAGATAGAGTTCCAGTCGAATCCACTTTCATCACGCGACTTCTTACGGTTTGCCTTGTAGTTCGGGAAATACTGACGACGCCAGTAGTGACGATTGTCACAGGCGATAACCATATCGCCAAACTCAGGACCAAACTTCTTACGATATGACCGAAGCGCATTGATAATCATGTGACGAACGAGAGGGATGTTTACCTCAACGTCACGACGACCCGCCAAATTTGCCATCAGACTGCTGATTGCAGTCTGGTTATAATCTACAACAATCACGTTTCATCATTCCCATCATTTAATTTTGTATCAAGTGCATTACGAATATCAGTTAGTAGATACGTTTCAGGCGTATCAATCCCACGTTGACGCAAGAACATCCCATATACCAGAACAGAAATTACTGCTGCATCAGCATAGAAACTATCGTGTTTTGTAATGCCAAACTTCTCAGTGCAAACCTTGGTGATTCCTGCCATGACTGATCGACCTGCACGTTCGGCGTCTTGATACGAGTTGTAGTCATCAATACCTTCGAGGAAGTATGTAAGAGATTCCTTATCTGGATTTGTATCTTCGAACTTCTTCTTAGGATTAAGAAAAGTCACGTTATCATTATCGCTCATCAAAACACTTTCAAAATTAATGTAGTCGGAGTCAGTCGCGCACGAACAGGTGCAGGCTTACTCTTAACGGCTGAGTACCATTTAGTCAAGTCTTTTTTCGCCAGTTCAGCAAATTCTTTTACTTGAGTCTCTGGTTTACGTAGCAACCGTGAGTTAGAGAAGTTCTCATCAAATCCTACAAGACTTGCACCCTTGACAGTAATGCTACCACTGACTGGGTTATAGTACTTGGAGATCTTTCGAGTCTTGGTGTCGAAAGTCCACACTTCACTACAGTTTAGCAGATTGATAGGTTCGACACTGGCGATACCAAGTGCAGTATCTTCCTTGAGGAACTTTAGGTTCTGGACCAATTTGGTCTTATCCTTTGGTTTCTTCTTACGAACCTTAGCAACCTGCTTGCTGACATGCGACTTTTTAAGATCGTTGACATAGGATTCGAGCAACTTGACGATATCCTTGACAATCTTCATACCAGACAGATGTTCGTAACTCTCGAGCAACTGCGATTGCATGTCAGTCAGTTTTGCCTTGGGTATACGACGAACTTCTACCAATTCAGCAAACTCGGCGAGGATAGGTTGAATCTTTTCGACGCACTCAAGGTAATGTCTGTCTGCCATACGATATGGCATAAGAATTTGTGCTATATTCTTTACATCTTCGCCAATGACCAGATTCTCGATCTCGTCATTAACATCAGATACAATGAAGTGACCTGCAATCAACGGTTTCTTTGCAACCTTGACTACAGGTTCTGGAGAGGTGTCATCCTCTTCGAGTTTGGTACGCTTATTGAAAGTTTCCTCGACCTTCTCCCAGATACGAGAGGTATCTCTGTCGTTAAGAGGGAACCCACGCATAGCGATACGAGCTGAATTAGCATAGGTGCGTGGAAGCAACTTGTCAGGAATCTTACTGAGAGTTTTCAGTTTATCCCTATCACCCTTGAACCAGTCGCTCAAGAATGCACGACAATCCTTAGCATCCACGATGTAATTATACCAAGAGAGAGCATTACCAAACTCTGCCTGATAGTTTACAGGTTCGTAGTCGGCAACCCAAATGGGTTCGACACCAACGAATTTCGATTCAGCAATAGGGACTTTCAACTTATGCATGGGTTCACCTCATCAAATTTATAGATTACTTATACCGCATTTCTGCAGAAAAGTCAAGCCATAAATTTGACATTTGTGATAGTATCATATCTGAAAGAGCGCCAAGCAGACTTTTCAGTATCCCAGACAGGTAGAACATCAGGGTTTACCACCTTACTTTCAGCAGGAGTTGTTTTCTTCTCGGGCACTACGCTTTCCTGCAGAGTACATTTGATGACTCGAACATCACCATTAAGTTTTGTGAACGTCACTTCGGCGTTCATCTTCTTAAGATTCTTTACGAGCATTTCACGGTCAATTTCCATAATCACATTTTCCTTACATTATTTTCGTCTATAATAATTTTACCATCTCTCCAAGATTTTCTGGGAGGATCTGGTGCGGGTATATCGTGGGTTGATAGATTATTTTTTTCCATAGCGAAGAAATCAGTGGGGTTTTCTACTACCACCTCAATTTTCTTCTTTGGTTTATGCTTCTTAACAACCTTCTTCGGTGCCACTGTTGGTGGAGTTGGATCAACCTCATCAACAGCGACAAAGTCTACTATACCCGCTTCTTCCTTTTTAGTCAAGCTTAAAATTGAAATATTTGCTGCAATAACCAAAAGAATTGCCAGAGGGTCGAATACGAAGATAAGAACAATAATCATCAAGCGCACTGCTTTGTCGATAGTAGCAGTATCGCCACTACCGTAGAACAGTTCTGCGATATATTTTATCGGACCTACTTCTGCTTCGAGTTTGAGATTTTCTGTTTTGAGCGGTATGAGATCAGTCTCAATAGTCTCAATGTCTGCAGTCGCACTCTCAATTTCTTTATTGAGAGACGCACGTTCCCGTTTCTGTCTGTTTCGAATGAAATTAGCATCGAGCACATCCTCTGCAGTAGTGAGTCTGTCCAAAGTATCCAAAGATGTTTGCGCATTTTTGAGTCTCCTTTCTGCAGATGTTTTCTTGCTCTCGAGTTGTTCTATCTTAATTTGCGTGGAACCGCCAACAGTGCTATGTTCGATGTGCGCTCCACTTAGATAACCGAATACGCCAATACTTGTGATAAATGATAATACCACAATCGCGATTGTGAAATATGTTTTCAACAGTTTGTTTGCGGTTTTCCAATTCCTATACACCCAACTCGCAGTAACGAGTTTAGCAAATTCTAAAGATCCACCCATCGCTGCAACAGCAATAGGGGATGCGGGGAAAATCGCCATCAAACCTAATATCGAAAAGTAACCAGCAACTGATGTAATCGCCAGCGCTGCCAACATTAATAGTGCTATGAATAGCATCCAGGTCTCCAATCAGGTAATTTTAATTCTTTCAAGTGATCAAGTCTCAGACGCACATTCCACATTTGATTGATGCATCTGTCGTCGAGTCTATGCTCCCATTGCAGGATATGTTCAACTGCTTTGGCATGCGATTTGCTGTCGTATTCAGCGACAACTTCCTTGCGCATTTCGCCTTCATAGTTAGTCACATAAGAGGAACT